TCAATTTATGCGGGAGCATGTACAGATTATATTAACAGTGATGAGGTGTGGCTTCCTCGCCAAGAGGATATACAGTTGAAGCTGGTTAAAAAATACGACCACCCCTCTACCATGATTATGTATTTTAGTTTATTTGTGAACAACAAAGAGATGTTTGAGGGGTTATATGGAGATTCGAGATTTACATTATCACTGGCATCTCAAGAGCAACTCTGGCTGGCTTTTTATATGCATGAAAAACATAAATTGAAATGGGAAGACGGTAAATGGCAATGAATATAATCGAAAAATTAGCAAACACAATGGGCCGGACTAAGGGTCAATACCTGAAAGGGCTTGATACCGTATTCTCTACAACCGGCTCTCATCCTACAGCAAACGATGACTCCGCCTTTATAGATTTAGAGTTATGGGGAGCTGACCTGCTATCGGGCAAAGAGCCGAAGACAAAGAAAGAGTTTATCCGAGCATTTAGAGGATTCGTTTATATATGCGCAAAGCTAAATAGCCAGACCGTAGCCTCTCAGCGATTGAGGCTCTATGTGGCAAAGAAGGAAAAGACAAAGACTTATCGCACAATAGAGACACGGCCTCTAAGTAGCAAGCAGAAGACCTGGATATATTCGAGGCAAAACTTGGATCCCTGGCTTACTAAGGCCGCCGATGTGGAGGAGATAACAAGCCATGTATGGATTGACCTTATGAAAAATGTTAATCCACAGCACAACTCAAGGGATTTGAAGGAATATACCGTCTTATATCAAGACCTAACCGGTGAGTGCTACTGGTGGCTTGAGAAGGGTGGCCTGGGAATACCTGAGCGGATATGGCCGATACCGTCACAATTCATTAACCCGGTATTCAGTGACAGCCTGGACCAGCCGATAAAAAGCTATATCTATAATACCGGGGCAACGAAAGTTGAGATACCCGAGGATCAGATAATCTTTTTCACCTATCCGAACCCTAACAATGTATTTACAGGCTTTGGCTGCGTTAAGGGCATTGCAACGGCTGTTTATCTAAGAGAGCAGATGGATGATTTTGAGAAGGCATTATTTGAGAATAAGGCGAGAATAGGCGGGATACTATCACCTGAAACAGGGGTAAATATAAGCAAAGAAGCCAGGAAAAGATTGAAGGAAGATTTCGCCCAGCAATATGTAGGTGCGAAAAAAGCTGGCCAGCTTGTCATCCCCCCTGTAGGCATGAAGCTTGAAAAGGACACAATGACGCCTGGTGAGATGAACTATATGGAAGGTAGATTCATCAATATGGAAGAGATAGCCCTAGGCTTTGACATCCCCCCTGGTGCGCTAACCTCTAAGGGCGTTAATCTTGCCAATGCTAAAGTGGCTGATTATAGACACTCAAAGAACGGCATACTCCCCCGATGTAGCCGATTTGAAGATAAGCTCAATGAGAAGTTCTTGCCCCTCTATGCTGATAATATCTTCTGTGCCTTCGATAACCCGGTGCCAGAGGATAGGGCGCTGGTGTTGAAGGAGCAGACTGAGCGGGTGAAATCCGGACTATCAACACGGGATGAGGTGAGAGCAGAGCAGGGATTAGAGCCGATGGGCGGGCTAGCTGATGAGCTACTTGTCGATAACAGGTTAGTACCGATAAATAGCTTGGGGATGGGCGGCGAAGCTGACGAGGAGGAGATAAGGGAGTTTACGGAGAAGGTGATAAAGAATGTTAAGGGGGTGCTGGGGTGAAAATGATTAAGGCATTATGGGATATTTTTAATTACTTTTGCCATTTAGAGACAATGAGATTCTGCGATAAATATGAGAGATATTATAAATGATTAAACAACACCTACTTCATACGGGAAATATGCCGTGGGATAACATTTTCTATGACTTAAGAAAAGACTATGTTAAGCCTAGGATTGTTAGGACAATTTATAAGGCGAAGATGACTCCAGTAAAGGTATTTAAAGAATTATGGAATGGCGAAATAATAGAGGAGGTTTTAAAATGAAAAGATTTAAAGAAGGCGATGTTGTTAGAAAAAAGACAGGTGGTCCTAAGATGACTATTGAGGAAATATCAAAATCAGGCATTTTTAACTGTGCATGGTTTGTGAATAGCTTGCTTTTTAGGGGGCAATTTCTACATGAATCTTTAGTAAAAGCCTAAAATTAAAATAACAGAGGAAAGGACAAAAAGACCTTAGGATGAGTAAACTTGAAGAATATACAGCTTATGTAAGAATCTTCTTTGATGCTTTAGTGAGCGGGCAATTTAAGTATGCGTTTATTGTTTTGCATACGGTTATGTTCGGGAAACAAGTAGAGAGAAATGATTAACTCAAATCTCCTAACCGATGAGCTTGCTGAGAAGATATCAGCCGAAGCGGTTAAATTCCATATAGCGGCAGAGGCTGGCAGAATACTAAGGCATATGGTAATCGGTAGCATCAAGGAAACGCTAAAAGAGGATGACAAAAAAGTAGCCCATGACATCCTGTTTACCGCACTCTTTAAATCCCTTGCACCTTTTGAGAAGCAATTCCAGATGATGCTGAAGCGGATATGGGGCGAGGAAGAGCGGATACTGATAGCCAATATCAAGAAGATGAAAAAGGCATGGCTGCACAAGGATAAGATAGACGATATCATGTACCCGCGAAAGCCATTTGAGAAGAAACTGACAACGGAGTCCCGGAAAATAATCGTAGAGACAATGAAGAAACAGGGCGATATAGAGGCAGCAAAGCTTGAGGCTCAGCTTAAACACAAGGGATATAAGAAGGCAGATGAGCCTTTAAGCATATCGTTTGACGTTAATAACCCGGAAGTGCAGAAGTGGCTTAACAGCTATGTCCCGATGTTCTCAGAGAAGTTAGAGGATGTGAACGTTAAAAAGCTGAGAGCAACGCTCATCGAGGGCATTGAGGCAGGCGAGGGTGTGCCGGAGCTTACAAATCGGGTATATGAGACGTATAAAGACTGGGGATTCAAGCGGGCGGAGGACATTGCACAGAATCAGGTTATCAGGGCATCGAATAAGGCAGCATTGAATGTATATAGGCAGAGCGGAGTGGTTACGAAGAAGATTTGGATTAGCTACCTAGATGATAGGGTATGTCCGCATTGCGAAAGCCTGGACGGTAAAGTCGTTGGATTAGAGACCAATTTCTTTGATATAGGCGATGAGTCGATAGTTAAGGTAGATGGGAAAGAACAAATATTAAAAATGGATTATGAGGCAATAGAAGCTAGCCCACTTCATAACAGATGTCGCTGCACTATAGGGGCTATAGTGGATTAGACATGATATATAAGCTTAACTTAGGAGGCAACGATGGAATTAAGAACCGATAGACTAAAACTTAAAAAGCTATTTCCGGATAAGGCTAAAAAGTATGCTCAATCGCTACATAAAAAGGCAACTGAGCTTGAGTTCATAAGGAAGGGCATCCCTATAGACCCAGGCGACATAGAGATTAAAGAGGGGGAGCGAGCGGCAATAAGGCTGATTACAACTCCTCACCTGGATAGGGATGGAGAGATACTAATCCCAAGCGGGGCTATATTAGATGACTTCCGGCAATCCCCATCTGTCCTATATGGACATGATTATCGGAGCTTGCCAATAGGCAGCGACCAGTGGATTAAGCAGACGAAGGAAGGGATCCTCGCCAAAACCATCTATGCTAAACATCAGTTTGCAGAGGATGTTTTCCAATGTGTAAAGGATAAGCATCTCAACTCTAATTCAGTTGGATTTATCCCCGTAGAGGCTGTGAATAAGGAAAAGGATAAGAAAGCATTTGCAAAATGGCAGGGCGTACTTGAGAAGGATTATGGGATAGATAAGGAAGAGAGCGGCAAGGCAGGTGCTATTTACACAAAGTGGATAATGCTGGAACATAGCGATGTCCCCGTGGCTAGTAATGCACAAAGTCTCAACCTGGCTGTTAGCAAGGGCGAGCTAGTCATCCAATCCGACCGTCTCAAGAAGGACTTGGAGATAGCGGTTGTGAAGGATAAGGATATAGAGATTGAGGTGACGAAAGGCAAAGATGGGGTGA